GTATTCATAAGGATGATATTGAATTGATCCTTGCGTTGGATGTTGAATGTAAAAGAAGTTATCCATAAAGTATAGATAACCAGTATCAGGGTCACAACACTTTACAAAATCATCAACTTCTGTTTGATCTTTGAAGTGCGTTTTTTTGTATGCGGGTTTGACTAATTCGCCTGTACCACCTGTATTAAAATTGCTCATACTAGTATTTAGTAGAGTTTAGTGTGACTTTTTATAATCTTGGTAATCTAAAAAGAAACCTATAGCAACTAACACATTCATTCCAAGTGATGCTATGATCATATGTATGTCTTGGTAGATATCCATTTTAAGACTTAAGTGTAGATGTCCTACTGCCCAAAATGGAATAGCCAGTTGCTGACTAATCCAAGATAATGTATATTTTATAAAAGTTAAGATTTTATTTTCTCCGCTATTCGATTAGCAAACTCTTCATGGTAAGTTTTTCCAGGATGACCGTCATTGCAATAATCTTTACTAAGATTTGCTACAAAAAATTCTCCTACATCTGCTAAAATAGGAAATGTTGCTTTTAATGTTTCATTCTCAACCATATGCTTAGTATCATTATAACTAACTGAATACAATGCCTTACATTTATCTTTTAAATACGTGTGTGTATTTTCTATATACACCGCAGTATTGTAACAACTATCAAAGGTTGTGTAATAATGTCGATAATAGTTTACTGCGTGTCCGTATCCTGGTGCTATTTGCATTAAGGCATCAACTTTCATACCATCTTGCCAGATAACATGCCTTTCAGGTTGCGGCCATTGAATTACAACTATATCAGTTTCCTGAAAGTCAAACTCTCTAATCATTTGGAATACAAATTTAGAACTGTTTCCTCCTTGTCCTAAATTAACACACTCTACACCTAGTTTATCTGCTAATAAATGTGGCCAAGCATCTTTACTTGCAGATTTAACTTTAAGAACAGACTCTAGTGGACTATCATAATATCGACTATAAGTATAATCAAGACCATTTAAGCCAATGCCCTGTGTGTAACTGCACCCGAATGCAACTAAACGCACTATTTAATATCTAACGGGCGATCTTTTGTTGCTAGAATACAATAGTAATGTTCATCAACAGGAACTTTTTCGCCTTTGTCGTTTTCTTGTTCCAACTTGAATTCTAAATTATTAAACAATTCAATCTTAAATCCACATCTGTTTAGCAATGCGGCCAATTGTTGATGACCAAAAATACTATAATGATTTAGATTCCATTCATGTTGACGGGCACAATCTGGAGCAGGCACTTCAATGTAAATCTTTGAGCCTTGCTTAAGAATACGATTGTATTCCATCAAACTAAAGATAGGATAAGGTGAATGTTCTAATGCATGACGTAAGAAAATAAAGTCTACACTTTCATCATAGTAACCATCTTTCTGAGGTAAGAATGATAAGTCATAGCCTTTAACAGTATGTCCTTTTTCTGTACAAAGTTGCACATCACCTGGACTCAAAGTTACACCAGTTACATTAGTAAATTCACGGTGTTTCATTTCGTCTAAGAAATATCCAGGTCCACAACCTAAGTCAAGGATGTGAGCATCTTTATCTAATTCTATTGGGTCAATGTATTGTGTTACAATTTGACTTGTTAAATCTTTATGAAATGGACTGTCGCCTTCGTCATAGATGTGAGCAGTATATAACCATTCGTTATAAAATTTTAATTTGATTAAATCTAGGGTGTTGTTTATGTCGAACGGTATATCCATTTAAATTGCTCCTCAGCATCGTGTTTTAGATACTAATATTTATGAGCAGGTCAGTGGCTTATAATATTTTTCTATGTCCAAGGACGACTAGTTGCGAGTGGAACCGTTGCAGTAGGTGTTGCTGTATTGCCAACATACTTAGCAGGTAGCAAGTCTAAGTTAGCAGTGTTTAATGCATTGTATGCAGGTAGATTGACATTGCCAGTTGCTCCGCCTTTTCTATTAAGTTCTGCTACTTCAGATACCCTTAACTCTTGTCTAAACTGTAACGTACCCTGTACAGGATTTGATACAGACGATGCAGGTGCAGAAATAAAAATATCTGTTGCTGGGATAGTTGTTTGAGTTGCATTATCAAATGTTTCACTAACGATAGCGCCTGCGGCAAAAGGATCTGTGCCAGTTGCGCCAACAAAGTTCATAGAAGCAAGTGTTGGATCACCTGCCGCCTGAAAATCGATACTTGTATCTCTAGCCAATGCTAAATTATAATATTGTCCTATCGCAATACCATCTGAGGCAACGATTGAAGCAAGTACATCTGATATCTTAGTTGTCGCATCATCAGCATATGCAAAGATTGTAATTAATCCTGTTAAACCTTTGACTGGAACATTGATGGCTGCCATTATCTTGGATATCCTTTAAAGCCTTCTACTGGACTTTCTGTATTGATTGAAGGTAACTCATTAGATGTCATATCACCATCATTCAAGTCTTCCCATTCACTGCCTACTGCTTTGTATGCAGACTTTAACATATTAGATTCTACTTCAGTATATGGCACAGCCATGTTACTTGTTCCAATCCAACTTTCTGAATCTAAATCAATACCATCATCTGCACCAACATTACCGTTTGCTTGAGCAAGAGCCATCATTACACGATTTAATTCGTAGATTCTATCTCTACCATCTACATCTTGGAACTTATGCATTCCTCTTGAACCGTAACGTTGACGTTTGGTTAGTTTACCAGGTGCGTTATCTTCGGTTATAAATTCTTTTGCTCTCATTATGGTGTTTCTTCAGTTGTTATTGTGTCATTGATTTCAGTTGCTAGTTCAGAGTCTACATAACCATCTAATGCTAGTGGTAATCCTGCTGGTGCTTCGCCTTGGAACATAACTGAAGAATTAATAAAATGAAACAATGATTGTGATCCACTTACGTTTGCAACATCAGGGTCAACAGTAATTCTAACATTACCAGAAGTGACATCCATGTCATAACCGCTTCCTGGTATTAAAACATTTCCCCATTGTGTAGATGAATATGCTGAGAATTTAATATTGGCTGAGTTAGCACTTAGTTGTGCATCTAATCTGACATCTTGTTGATCGATAGTGCCAGGATCATTAGATTTAATAAAGAATGAACCTAATGTAAATGCGTTTGCTGGGTATTCCCAAATGACTTGTCCTGCAGTATTACCAGTTGTGTAACTGTTTGATGATATAATAGCAGTTGATGATAAAGTCGCAAAGTTATTGTTTATCTTACCAAAGGCAACTCTTAACGGATCACCAGAACCATCGTTTGGTAATGCCCCAATATTAATAATTTCGTAGTTTACAGCCATATTTTTATCCCAATCTTATATAGTATTTATGCGATTGGGCAAGTAACAATCTTATTGTTTTGGTGGAGTAGCTTTCATATTCTCTCTTGCCAATCCATTCATTTTTTCAAAACTACGCATACCACCTAGACCTAGCATAGACAATGTAAGAGTCATCAAGCCCTCTGTTTGAATCACTGGAAGTATAACTTCTGCTCCGCTAATTGCGACTCCCCAATTGGCTATAGGTGCTAGTACATAAGACCATGCGAGTCCAAATGCACATATCCACATGATTGCAGGTCTTGCCCCTGCTACAAAAATGCTTGGGTGTTTTGCTTGTTCTAAGTTAATTTGATTTTGTTGTAAGTTTGCGTTGTGTAAGACCATTTTGAGTTCATGTTCAAACTCCGCCTTCTTGTCTTTATCGACAATAAATTTGTCTAGTAATGGAGCCGCTACTCCTATTACTGAATCGATAATTCCTAATGCCATTCTCTTATCTCCTATAATATACTAGTATTTAGCATTATGGTTGATAATAAATGCAAATTTCGTCTGCGACTTTTTCAATCTCTGCATCAGTCAGTTCAGGATACATAGGAAGACTTAACAATGATCGTGTAAGAAGTGTACTTGTAGACATGAAATCAGGCTTGGTCATGTTATCTGTAATTGGTAACTCAGACAGAGCAGTCTCATAATGTATTCTAGTTTCTATATTTTTGCTTGATAACCAGTCACGTATTCCATCACGTTCTGTAGTCGAGTAGATTACAAACTTTGAATCAGCATGAGTCTCAAAGCCTTCACTTAGACATCTTAATGGTTGAATATGTTTGAATCGATCTAAGTAGTATTGTCTAATTTGTTTTCTACGTTCTTGCCATTCATCAATGTAGTTTGTTCTAACCATCAGATGGGCACAATCTAATTCACTCATCTTAGAGTTAGTACCAGAATAGAAATGATGAGGCTTACCGTTGTCTCGCCATTGACTAGCAAATTCATATAAGGCTTGATTGTTTGTAACGATGGCTCCACCATTACCCGAAGCATTTAAATTTTTAGTAGGATCGAAACTAATTGCCATTGCAGTGCCTATGTTGCCGTCTGCTATCAACCAATGTTGTGCTCCGTCTATGATCGCAACATTATTGTTTAAGACTGCTATACCATTATCACTTTCTACTTGAGTAGTAGGTGCTCCGAAGAGACCGACATGACATTCAATCTTTTGTAATTCATCTTCTTCTTGTGGAACGATAATACCATTTTTATCTGTATCTGCTAGTTCTACTTTCAACCCAGCACTTAGAAATGCATTCATTGTTGCAGGGTAAGTTAGATTAGGAACTCTGATTGTTCTATATGTTTCTTTATCGTATTCCCATTCTGCATAAGGGTCTTGGTCTGGAGATGTATCTCTTTCATAACGAGCAATGATTTCTAATGCTTGTGTTCCACTATGACATAGTATGACATAATGTGCTTTAGTTTTTATCGATAACCAGTCTGCAAATTTTTGTGCATATATACCGTCATTAAGACTACCACTGGACAACACTGAATCAGTTGCATCAAGCAACTCATCTTTCAGTTGTATATATTGTCTATCTAATCCAAAATACTTAATCATATTCTTTTAATAGTGTATGCAAATCGTAGTTACAATCTGCTAGTGTCTGTCCTCTGTGATCATCTAATAAATCGTTAAACTTTATGTACTCTTTCAACATGTTTATATCTTTCGTTTCTTGTTGACATCTTTTCCGTAAAGCATTTATCGTATCTTTAAATATCTGCGATTGAAATTTACATTCTAGCATCCACATATGTATTTTTGCATATGCTTTTAATTTGAAATCTTTTGGCAAATAATCAATATTTAAATGCTGTGGATCTTGTAATATGATAGGTCTAATATCTATTAATGCTTTGTTTGCTTTCATGTTAATGTCTTCAAAGTATTTAAACAAATCAACTATCTTGTTTAAATTTCCTATTTGAATAACAGGAGTCGCCCATAGTTTAACGTTCTCCATTTCGATTAGTTTGTGTATACTTTCATCAATCTGACTGAATCGACTAGGGTATCTTAGATACTCTTGTACACCTTCATAGCCATCGATACTTAATTGTAGTATGACTGACTTAAAGTTAGGCAGATACTGATAGAATCTATTATTTGTGTTTGTAAGATTCGTATTGATAATCAATGTAATGTCTTTGCTTTTGTCTAACTCTATTAGTTCGCCCATGATATCAAAGTTCTTTTCGATAACAGTAGGTTCGCCACCAGTCATGTAAATCGTATCTATATTGTCTACTTGACTTTTTATGTTTTCATCAAACGTATCTGTCTCCCACCATTCTTCCGAATCTAAGTCAAACAAAGGATAGAATTTAGAATACTCTTCATTGTTTATTTCAGTGATTTCTTTTGCAATTTGATTGCTGTTAGCAGGACTACACATTCTACATTTAAGATTACATAGATTACCAAAACGTAAATCAAAGAACTTTATTTTAAGATTACTTTCAGTTGTAGTAGGAACAACATCTTTGTATTGTTCGTTGTTGATAAGTCTACGACTTTGACGACCAGTTTTTTCATTATGATAACATACATCACAACCAGAAATGTATTCGTTATCTAACATCTTTTGTCTTAGTTCGACATACTCTTTACTATTGTAAATGTCATCAATAGAATCATAGCCTAAG